TTCGCTTTCGCCACAGGCTTTGGCGTTTCGGCGGCTGGTTTACTAACAAATAGACCAATGAACCAATCAAAAATTCCTTTGATTGCCTTGACATCTCCAATGACCTGCTCTGCCGTTTTCTTAGCGCCCTCAAGTTCCATGCGTCCTTCATGCAGGAGAGCGCACCCCTGCTTGATAAAGCCAACCGCAGTTTGGGCTGCCATGAGGAGAGTGAATGGGTCCACATTAGTTTGCCCCTACTTTGATAGCGCCGCTTTCCCATGCTTGCATTGGCACATACGCACCAAACATCCAAAGCACGCGAGGAACATCTCCCTCAACAGTCGATACGCCATGCGTAAATTCTGATGCAAGATAGCAGTGCAATTCGCCAGCTTCTATATCAATAGGTTGGCCTTCAATGTGCAAAACCCCGCCCAAAGTTGGCTTGCGGGTTAGTATGTTTAAACGTAAAGCTGAAAGCCCATTAGAACGTGGGTCTTTGTGGGAATAAACATCGCCCGTATTAAAAGTGTTTGATACCACTACGCCGTCTCTACCATGACCACCTATTAACTCGTAAGACTCCACGCCATAAAAAGACCGGATGCGTTTTGAAATGTCTAAAACAAGTTGCGGATACTCAAACCGGTGCCCATAAAAACGTGAGGTAACTCTTTTATCTGGGTTGTATGGTTCACCACGCGCGTTTATACCGGCACCTAACCAATTTTTTGCCGTAGCCTCATCCACCCAAGCATTTAGCTCAGTACATTCTTCCAACGATAAAAAGTTTTTATGGCGTTCTAATCTCATCTTTAATTAGCGGTGCGGCTATGCTAAAAACATTGTTTTTGTTTATGCCATCTGGAATCATGGATGGGTCAAGCAAATCACCATCATGGTCATGCAGTGCGTGGATGCAGTAAGCCACAGTGTTGTCTTCTAGCGCAATGAGTTCATGCACATCATCTTTTTTAATGTAAATCATGTGCGGCGCTTTGAACTCTGTAGCTACGTCATTGACAATAACTTTTAGTGAACCAGCCGCAAGTAGAGTTAGATGGTCAAAACAATGTGCGTGCCCCTGCTCGGTATCCCCAGCTTTGAGAAAGTGCATCTGCTTAGACCACAAGTTTTTTACAACACCAATCAGTGCTTCTGGCATATTAGGCATTAGAACCCCCAACTGTAGTTACAGGCAAATCGTTTATGGTTCTTCCGTTGTCTTCCTGTAGGGGGAAAGATGAATCAACAAATGGCGCTAACACCCAAGATGCAGTTTCTTCGTTCCAGTTATACGCACGGCTATTGTTTGGGTATGGGGTAGGAGCCTGCCAATCCCACGTATCTTCGTCAAGTACCCAACTAGCAAAAGGTTTTGGGTTGATAAAGGCATCGCGTTGGGCATCATAAGAACCACCAATAACTGCGTAGCGTTTACGAAAATTATGGTTGTAGCTTGTTTGCTTCCAATTTGTGTAGCCGCCCGACCAACTCGTCAAAAACGCTATGCCTTTGGCCTCTGACTCGTTACCGCTGTCATCCAATAATTCTTCGTTAGAAACGCAAATAATTTCTAAAACAGTATTGGTTTCATCAAGTTTTGCAAAGTGTGCCATAGTTATTTCCACCTCTTTTAATTCCACACAACAGTGCCATTACCTGTCCATTGGTAATAGATATACCCACCAGTATTGGTGATTGTTGGGGAGCCAGTAGTTGTTCCTTGCGAGTAAGTGTTTGAGTGCCTAATTATGACGATGCCTTGGTAACCATTTCCTCCGGTGCCGCCACCCGTTTGTCCTCCGGCACCGCCACCACCACCACCGTAAAAAGTAGCGTTACTGGCGCTTCCGTTATACCCGCCTGTTCCACCACCGCCAGCGCCACCCGGACCGCCATAAGCAGTTGGGGGTGAGCCATAGGGGTCTTGGCCTCCAGCTCCTCCTCCACCGCCAGCGTAAGTAGTTCCGTTTGACCAAGCTAAACCAGCGCCGCCCGAACCGCCATAATAACTATTGGATTGGTTTTTTCCAGAACCACTGGAGCCATAAAAACCGCCAGCACTACCAGCTGCGTTTTTACCACCACCACCACCGCCGGGATTAGTGGCTCCGTTATTACCCTGCCCAGAAGTACCTGTGCCTCCGCTGTAATTCCCGCCACCGCTTCCGGCTCCTCCGCCAGAACCGCCAGAACCTCCTGCAGCGTTCATTCCTCCATACCCACCACCTGTTGTAGATATAGAACCAAAAGAAGAACCACTTCCAGGATTACCATTTGATTGGTTGGCTCCACCAGCTCCGCCACCCCCGATAGATACGGAAATAGATACGCCTTGTGTTACGGCATACCCAGTACCTGAGATATAACCACCAGCTCCTCCTCCACCACCAGCACCGCCGCTGTTACTACGACCGCCAGCGCCACCGCCAGCACCAGCAACAACTAAGTATTCGACAGAGGCGGGGCCGCTATACAAAGATTTGCCATAGAAGTTAGTTGGCATGACTAAAGCCGTGCCAGCAGTAGTAGCTGTAAGCGTGCGAACAATCGTATCGTTGAATGAAATCTGCGTTGTCGCAGTGTTGCCGACTTCAAGGTTTACGGATTGACCTGCCGTGGAACCGCCAAGACTGATTGGTCCAGAGGAATTCATTGTCATAAATTAGCTCCTTATGGCGTGCCGTAAGCAGTAATGTTAGCAAGGGTGATTAGATTACCCGATGAATCTAACGACGCTACGTTTGTCCCGTTGTAACTGAAATATAGTTTTGTTCCAGATGGGGTCACGCTCCAGCCACCAGTGTTAGAAATATTATTTGCGCTTTGTACTGGTGTAGAACCAATCACAGCCACAGTCTGCGCTGCGGTAGCCGCAGTAAACGCGCTTGTTCCGTTGCCGTAGGCTAAACCAGTAAGAGTAGCTACGCCAGAGCCACCGCTAGTGACTGGAATGATGGATGCAGAACTATAGTAAGTCGTGGCGTTAACAACATCTGTGCCGTTAGACACCAAAATAAGTTTGGCTTGGTTTGGAACTGAAACACCAGCTTGCCCGCTGACTTTGACTGTTACTTGTCCAGATGAAGTATTGTTGTATATGAAATACAGTTTTTTGTTGGCTGGAACAATTAAGTTAGTGCTTGCCCCGCCTGTACCAGTCAGTTCAATAAACATGTTTCGACCAGTACCAGATGCGCCGTTTGGTATGGTGATGGTTGTATCTGCGCCAGTAGAAACCGCTTGAGTTACGTAACCAGAAATGGCCTGCTCAATCAGCGTACCAAGGTTCAAGTTGTTGGTCGCGCCCCAGTTACCAGCTTGGTCGCCTGTGCCTGTTAGCTCTAAGGCTAAGTTGGTTGAATAGGTACTACTCATTTAAGTTCCTTTGCTTCCAAGGCATCGAGCCTATCAAGAATTTCAATAATAGCGGGAAACGCCAAAATGCCTAGCTTTTCGTAATCAACTGCCAAAGACCCATCTGGTCTATTGCGCACAGCCTTTGGAAACGCTTTTTGTACCTTTTGGGCAATTACACCAAAATCTTCTTTTCGTATGAAATAACCGTCTTCACCGCCGTGTTCAGCAATATATTCTTCAGTCCAGTCAAAGTGGTCGCCCCCAATAGCGCGGACAATTTCTGATGCGCCGGTAATTGGCTGGATATTCTCTTTGAACTTGGCATCTGAAGTATAAAACGCAGTGATGTTATTGCCGGCGCGAATCTCACCTGTTGTACCAGATGCCGCTGTACCCACACCAAATGAGCCAAACTGAACCGATGCCGTAGTATTGATTGACTGTGGAGTAGAAAGCGTAACTGAACCAGAAGCATTGGTAACAGTAATTTGGTTAGTTGTACCTGTAAGCGCGGCAGCCGTATAGTTTGTTCCGTTACCAATTGGAATAAATCCATTCGACGGGGTTGTTGTAATTCCTGTACCGCCGCTACCAACGGGTAAAATAGAACTGTTTGTTGCTGTTAAAGTTGTGCCGTTAGCATAAACCGAACGCCCTGCTGGATAAGTTACAAAGACATCTTTAGTGCCTGCGCTGAAAGTAACTGCCGAACCAGCATTACTAGAAGAAAGTATCGTATCCCTAGATAATGTTGTACCGGAGGCGGTATATGTGCCAATACCGACTTCCCACTCAGAAGTTGTTTGTCCCGCGATAGTGTAATAAGTAGTGTTTGCATTACCAACTGCCGCAAAGGATTGATAGCCTGTAGACGCGCCCAAAAGCGTAATCGTCCCCGTACCTGTCGTGGTAGTGGTTTCTTTAACGCGGTCTGCTAGTACAAGTGCCATGTATTTCCTTTAGGCGGTTTCAACCAAATTCCAGTTGGACGTTTCCGTGTCGTCAACAAGTGACCATCCAGCGGATTGGGCATTGTTCACATTTTGCCAGTTTGCGGTCTGGCTGTCATCTACTAATACCCAATTTATAGCAAGAACATTACCAGTCTGACCGGTCGCAGACACACCAGTAAGTGCTCTAGATATTGCTTGACTTGTGGTTACTGAACCAACAGCGCTTGTTGCGGATACGCCAGTTAAGCCAACTATTTTAGTGGGAGAAACTGTACCTACTGAACCAGTCGCAGATACGCCAGTAAGCGCAACAGATACAACAAGCGCTTCTGAACCAATTAAACCCGTCGCGGATACACCCGTGAGTGCTCTAGATATTGTTTGGCTTGCAGTTACTGACCCTACGGCACCCGTAGCGGATACGCCCGTAAGAGCCGCAACAAAAGCCTGACTTGTAGTAACTGACCCTACAGAACCAGTACCAGATACACCAGTAATTGCAACAGATACAGCCGCACTATTGGTTACTGTACCAACGCTCCCAGTTGCAGACACACCTGCAAGTGCTCTAGATACGGCTTGACTGGCAGTAACAGTGCCTACAGAGCCTGTAGCGGATACACCTGTTAATGTTCTAGATATGTCTTGGCTGGCAGTTACTGACCCTACGGCACCCGTAGCAAATACACCAGTAAGCGCCAAAGATATGTTTGGTGTTTCTGAACCCGCAAAACCCGTAGCGGATACGCCAGTGAGCGCTCTGGATATATCTTGACTAGCCGTCACAGTCCCAACACTGCCTGTGCCAGATACACCGGTTAACGCTCTAGATATGTCTTGGCTTGCGGTAACTGTACCAACGGCACCTGTTCCTGACACGCCGGTTAATGCTATGGATATAACAAGCGCTTCTGAACCAACCAAACCTGTAGCAGATACTCCTGTAAGGGCAATAGATATATCTTGTCTAGCAGTAACCGACCCTACGGCACCCGTTGCAGATACGCCTGTAAGAGTAGCAAAAAACCCCGTTACTGGAGTAACCGTACCAACGCTACCCGTACCGGATACGCCGGTTAATGCTCTGGATATTGCTTGACTAGCGGTAACAGTGCCTACTGAACCAGTACCTTGAACCCCACTAAGCGTTTGAGATATTGCCTGACTAGCAGTAACAGTGCCTACGCTACCCGTGCCTTGAACACCTGTTAAAGCAACAGATATTGCCGCGCTTGTGGTAACCGAGCCAACGGAGCCTGTACCAGATACACCCGTGAGTGCCCTAGATATATCTTGACTTGGGGATTCTGAGCCTACGGAGCCTGTGCCAGATACACCTGTAAGCGCCCTAGATACCGCTTGACTTGCGGTAACAGTACCAACAGAACCTGTACCTTGAACACCCGTGAGCGCTTGAGATATTGCCTGACTAGTAGTGATAGTGCCTACACTACCTGTGCCTTGAACCCCACTAAGCGCTAAAGTTATATTTGGGGATTCTGAACCAACTAAGCCAGTAGCAGAGACACCTGTGAGTGCCCTAGATACCGCTTGACTTGCGGTAACAGTACCAACAGAACCTGTGCCTTGAACGCCCGTAACAGCAACGGATACAGCCGCGCTTGTGGTTACGGTTCCTACTGAACCAGTAGCAGAAACACCTGTTAAAGCAACAGATATTGCCTGACTTGCCGTTACCGACCCTACGCTTCCAGTCGCGGATACACCAGTAAGAGCGAGAACAATCGTTTGCCCCGAAAGGGAGCTAAACGGTGCTGCCGAAAATGCGGAGATACCAAACATGGTCTACGGCTTACGCCGCCTCCGTATTAAGTTTAGGCTATGCGAAGCAAACCAGTTGACGCATCATTGGTTGGCATTGTCAAAGTAAACGTACCAGCCGTAATGGTCTGTGCAGTAAACGTAAACACACCAACTGAGTTTTTACCACTGTTTGTGTTGTTATACAAAAGCATGGCATCAAAAGAAGTTGATAACGTTACGTTGGTATACACAATACTTGCCGAAGGTGTAATAAACGAAGTGGTTGTTGTGTTACTAGGTGCTGTACCAAAAGTAACTACGACACCGCCAGCAGTATAGTTTGTACCGGATACTTCTGTGGTTGCACTTGAGTACGATGTAGTAGTGGTTCCAAGTGAACTTGCTGCTGTGTACAAAGCCGCTTTAAACTGGTCAGCCGTAGCCAATGTGTGTGCTGGTATACCTGTAGCGTTAAAAGCGTGAACTGCGTTGAACAGGTCTACCTTGAACGAGTTTGTCATGCACTGTGTATTTGCCATGATTTATCCTTTAAGAAAAAGAAGCGGTTTCGCCGCTAAGAAAACTGGGAACTTTTTTCAAAGTTACATGTGCAGAGCGATGGACAAGTTCTTCACCATCCCAATACTCAACCCAAGTGGTTATCTCGTTATCATTATCCACGGTTCCTTCTCGCTTTTCAAGCAAAGATTCGTCCATGTCGCCTTTTGTTGTATTAACAATAGCCATTGATGCTCCTTAAGAAATGCGAATAATCGCGGATGTATTGGTGACTGCCGGGAATTGTACGGTGAATGTACTAGAACTTGATTTGTCATTACCAAAATCTAAAACACAAACAGCGGGGTTTCCGCTACCACTTAGATAAATTAACGCACCCCTTGCGGTGATTGCGCCAGTCCATGCTGCGTTGTTAAACGAAATATATGAAGTAGCCGCGCCTGTCTGATTACCAATCGTTGGTACTTGCGCAATCGTCAATGTCAGTCCACCAGCCGTATATCCAGAAGCCGTCACTTCGCCTGTTGATGTGTATGCCGTTGTAGTCGCATCTAAAGTTGCTGCGTTTGTATACAAAGCAATCTTGTAAGTGCCAGACGTAAAGTTAAACGTGCCATTCATCAACCCCGTTTTAAACGTGTTGGTTGTCCAGTTTCCGGTAAAAGCCATCAGGTCACCGCCTGTCTATATTGACCAGAACGGTAGGCATCTTGACGCTCCATACCATCTCCAAGGCGTTTAGCCAAAGCTAATGCTTCCTTGTACTTGGTGTCGTACAAAGTGATGATGTCCTGCTCACCCTTCATATAGGTATAGGCTTCCACCAAACAGCCATACAAAAGAACAGTATCAAAGTTGTCACCCAGCCATGTATTTGTAGCTGTGGTAATAGATTCTGGGTAGTAATAATAGTGCAATTCAACATAGTAAACAGCATCTGGAGTTGGACCAAAAATAGCTGATAGTTCTGTAGTAATAGTCGAGCCAGAAACTGTAGGCCCAAATAAAGCGTAATACTTGGGTAAACCCCTATAGGCAGTGCCTGTATCTGGATACGCCTCACGAATGAAGTTCACATCTTTATTTAACAGGTATGTGTAATGTTCAGTTGCCGTGCCGTAGTTTTCAATCACCGCAAGTGAGTATGTAGCTAAGTAGTCGTTTGGTAATGACAAATATTTATTACCCGACGTAATTGGTGTGTATTGATTCTTGCGTAACGACGGGAACTGTATAGAGTTGTAAATGCGCTGTTCGGCTTGCTCAATAAAGCGATTCAACTGGGTCGTTGAAGACACAACAGTGCCGTCCGCCAAAGTGGTAGACGGGAACGTATTCTCGGTATACGTCTGAATCGCAGTAATGAGTTCCGTGTATGTCACGCCATCGGTCCTCTAGACATAGTGCCTTTGGTAGCGCAGCCTGTACCACGCATTTTGATGCCGTCGGTCTTGATAGGCTCATTGCCAGCAGACTTGCTGAATTGCCCAAGGCTAACGTCAGCAGTGTCTAATTTGCTTTTGTTAGGAGGAAACCCGGGGTTTGTTCCAAACTCAACAGGAGCTTGAGTCATTTTTTTGCCAGACATATCGTGTGGCTGGGCATAAACGCTGGCATCACCAACTTCCTTGCCCATCATTTTTTTGCTAAATGTAGCCATTATTTACCACCTTGGTTTTTAGCGCGAGCCATGTTGCGACCCATAGCTTTCATCATCTCGCCTGTGGGACCGCCCTTTTTGAGCTTCAAAGATGTGCCTTTGCCGCCCTTATGTTCTTGCTTGTCATGCTGCTTAAAAGCCTTCTTGATAAGCGCTTTATCTTGAGCCATGTCAGCTTTGCTAGATTCCATTTTTGCCATTTTCAACTCCTAAGTTGTTGCTATCGTAACTGTACCAAGTTGTACAACTAAATTCAAATTATTCGGCGTTAACGCTGAATCAAAACTGCTTGCGCCACCAACAGGATTCCAGCCCCATTGAAAGATTCGGCTACCACCACCGTTATACCCATCCGCCAACAAACCAGAAGTTACATAACTTCTATCAGGGCGAGGATTCCTCAAAGCCTGTGGATCATCCACCGGATACATACCCAACTGCAACTGCGGATGATCTGGGTCCCAGCACTCTGGGCACACCAACAAGTTGTAGTTCTTAGTCTTGATGATCTCAGTCTTCAGAACCTTTAACTTAAACCGCTGACCACAGCGGTCACATTCCGAAATTGCATTCTTGCCAGAAGCAAAACGATTACCCATTAAATAACCCTGCCTCTCGTTCTACCCCGCGCAGCAATCCCATCCGCACGGGTAGAAGCTGAAACCCTACCGCCTTTTTTCTTAGGAGTTGGCATTCTCATCTCTGTTGGCTCAGCAAAAGGACTTTTTCCAGATTTACGTCTGGTTTCAGCCCAAGAGTGCGCTTTATCTTCAATTTCAGGTGTTCTTTTCTCAGATTTCAGTGTTTCAAGTTCTTCTTTAGTCAAAGTTGGAACAACCAAAGGGTATTCACCTTTTT